GGGTATGCAACAGACGTATAGCCCATTGGATTATCTTTGACCTTACAGACAATAACTTTAGCGCCGTCTGTAATTGCCATAGAGTATTTGTCATCCATCATACGCTTTAGAGTATTCCAGTTCAAACTAGCACGAACATGTCCGGGCATGTTAGTCTTTCCTGCTTTCTTTTCCTTATCGCGGTATTCTGAAATATTGTTAGCACGTTTAGGGCTACCTTTCTCCCAACCAGGTCTAACTTTAAACTCAGTACGGAATGCAGTAATATATTCTAGCACATCCTCCTTAGTACCGTTATTTAGAACTTTGGTCAATACTTCACTTAAAAAGTCTTGAATAACAACCGGAGTATCACTGCGCTTAAGATCTAGACCCATAGCCTTGATCTTACCCGGCTTACCATCTATGTCTGCTCGCTTGCCTTCTTTGTCATAGTACAGAACGACATAGCGTTTCTTTGTAATGAACAGGCCACGACTGGCAACAATCTCACGGCCTGCCTTGATAACTTCGCCACGGGTCTTTGGACAGTGAAAAGCATCCTGCATGAATTTAGGGAATGTTGAGTTTACTTCCTCACCAATTGTATCATACAGTTCGACAACACTTTCTTTGGTCCAAGGAAGCGATCCTTGATCAATTTCTTTCTTAAGTGTAGTATAAGCTGAGAAATAACAAGAGTCTGTGTCGCCATAGATAATTGCCTTACCTGTATGATTGTTTTCGCCTGTGATAATCTCGTTTACCTTACCAGCCATATGCCGGGCAATTGCACGACCAGTAAGAGTTGTGGATTGGCCAATACGATTATCAAAGAAACGACAACCAGGATTAAGAATAGCACCATAGAGACTGTTGAGGTTAATCTTTTTAACAAGTTGACGCTTGTCCCAGTATTCTTCTTCAATTTTGTTTCCCGCCTTTATACATTCTTTTAATTTGGCCTGCATGTCTTTACGTTCAGCATACCAACGTTTTAACAACCCAGGGATAATACCTTCTTTCTCGTAGGTAAAGATAGTTCCGTTAGCTGAAAGCATCCACGGCTGGTTACTTTCAAAAATTAAATCATAGGCCTGAGCAGCACTTAGCGTATCTACTCCACCGTCCTCCCAGTCAATGGTAATTTCACGCCCAACATTTCGTTCTATTACGGCTGCATATTCTAATGAACCAAACACACCTTCCCATGCTGATGCAAACGATTTACCTTTTGCTATCTCAGAAGCGATGTAGTCTTTAGTACCGTCTTGACGTAACTGGCCAACAATAGTTTCTGGACCCATGTTTAATGCACGAATCGCTGAAGGATACAGTGAGTTAATGTCTAACGAGCCAATCCATTCGTGAATACCTTTCTTGGGATATGCAACATACGCACCAGCGGCTTGATTACTAAATCCTTCTTCACGAGATATTCTATTAGGAACAATCATTCCACGCTTGTGAGCTTCGTTAATGATGGCTTGTTCAGTAACAGCTACAGCACCCATTGTGGTCTGTAGCAATACCGTACATTCATGTGCTAGTGTATTGGCAAGATCTAAAAACTTCAGTTTCTTGTCTAACTTTTCTAACAGCATACAATCTTGTCTATTGTATTCAATGAATCTACGGAAATCGTTGTTATAGAGTTGGTCAAGTGTGCCTTCGTAGACCGTTTTATTCTCGCCAATTTCGGTTTCACCAATAGCGTCTAGTCGATAGGTATGACGTTCTTCATAGGTGTACTTGCGATACAGTTCAAGACTATCTAGGTGTACACGACCAATAAGGTCGTATGTGACAGCGGCCTTGCCGTACTTTTCGTATTCACGTTTTTTAGGAAACTGATTCCACAAGCAGAATCTGCGTGTGTCCTCTTTACTAAGAACTTTAGTAACACGATTAACGGTATAGGGAATATCAAAGCCTTCACTATTCCAACCACTTAGCACGTCTGCATCTTGAATTAGATCTAAGAATGTATCTAACATATCTGCTTCGTTATCAAACAGCATGGTGTTAGGAAATTCTTCAACTTGTTTCTTGGCCTCTTCCATTGACAATGTCTTAGGAGGAATTGCCAAACAGACCATAGTCTGCATCCATTGTAGGTAGACAGCGATCGCAGTGATTGGCATGAATGCATCTTCAGGTGATGCATAGCCACGTTCTGGATCAAAGTCTACCTCAATGTCGAACCATGCTACATTTAGTTTTGGCGCATCAACATTAAGATAGTTGTCTTCTAGACAACGATAAATGGGATTGATATCGCTTTCAAACAGTTTTTTGTTTGAATGAATTGCAAGTTCTTTGCGATGTTCTTTGACATTCTTAGAACTTACTCTGGACAATGGCTGTCCAAAAATACTTGTAAATTTACCCCTAGCATCCGGGTAATAGAAAACATGTCTAGCAGGATATTCTTTGTAATGTCTATTACCTTTGTCATCACGTTCAACGACGTGAATCATATCCTGCTCTCTATTATAGAAAGCGTCTACATAACTCAAATTTTTCTCCTATGCAATTTACGGCTTGCAAATACCAATGTGCGGTTTGTGGCCACGCCTACCTTCTTACTTTATTTAATTAATTAGCATTCTTGCTAGACCAACTGTATCAATTGTGGTCAACAGTATATAGTTAGCCAACATGCCAAAAGATTTCCTAGTCCAACTAGCCCAAGCATACATAGCACAGCCAAGGATCCACACAGGGTAAAGAGTAAGTAGCGGAGGCGTGGGTACGGTAAGTGCCATAGTAATTGAACAGCCAATACTGATAGCCCAAGCAAGCAACTCAACAGCAAAGCGAATTCGATTGGACCTAAAGTCATCTTTAATCCATTGTATAGTTGGTGCAAAAATTGTATCTATCATTCAGGCAGACGCTTGGTTACACCGAGAATCATTTCGATATCGTTCCATTCTTGTTCGTGATCTTTCCAGTTGTCTTTATGTGCAATAGCAATTGCTTTATTGATAACACTAGGTTTGATTTGTAGTTCTTCTGCAACGGCTTTAACAGTTTCTTTGAGACCCTCTTTAAGATCTTCTAATTCACGTAATACATTCCCGCCTTCGTTGATAAGACGTTCAAGTTTGGCTTTTTCTTCGGGACCGTACATTCTAGTTGACATAATTTTCTCCTATATAACTATTATATAGTCAAAGAAAAAGCCGGTCAACTAAATTGCCGGCTTTTGAGTGCGATTGGTTAAATTACTTTTGATCTTCGCTTAGTACATCGTACATTTCGAATACCCCGCCCATACGCTCGTATACCATGCCTGCATACACATCAGCTTTTATGCCTTCACCGATTTTTTGTTTGGCAACACGTTGAGCCCAAGAAAATAATTCTTGATCAACTGCGTCAATTTGTTGTTGACCGCCGCTCTCTTGAACAAGTTTGATCATGTCTTTGAATGATAGAATGTTTTCGATAGATTCTTTAACTGGACGCTTCTTGCCTTTTGGCATCATCTTTGATTCATTTTTCTTACCAAAGTATTTGGCTTGTGCAGCACTCATGCCTTTCTTACCACTATCTTTCTTAGGACCTGCTTTTTTGTCAGCAGCCGCATCCTTCATGGTCTCGTTTTCGTCGTTGTCATCGTCAATATCGGCATAGTCAGGTCTAGCACCTTCGTCCATGATCTTGGCCATTTTCTTTTTCTTATCTTCTTTCTTCTTCTTGGCTTCAGCTTTATCAGCTTCGCTTTCTTCTTTAGCTGCCTCTACCATCTTCATGAATTTACTTTTGAATTCTGGCTCAATAGATTCTTTCTTGGTGTTATCGAATTTCTTACCACCTTCCATACCCCATGTACCAGTCTTAGATTTTTTCTGTTCTGGAGCATCTTTCTTTTCAGCAGCAGATTTAGACTTAGCACCTGATTTTGGTTCAGCATGTGGCTCATCACTAAAACGATCTGGATTTTCTTTGTGTTTAGTAACACCTTTCTTGGAACGATCAATTTCGCCGCCAGTAGAAGATTTTTCTTCTTTGACATCTTCTTCGGCTTTTTTCTTAGCTTCAGCAACATATGTAGAACGTCCACTTAGTACACGTAATTGTGCATCTTCGTTTAGTTGAACAGCTTTTTCTAAAACTGGTGCAGCTGGTGTCTGTGGAGGAGCTTCCATGCTGTCTAATTTGCTAATAAGTGATTTAAAATCCATTTTTATCTTCCTTGATATTTTTTATCTAGCCACTGCTCGCACAGATCGCTTTTAATTTGGTACTGCACTGATTCTTCAAATTCTCTAGGACCTTGATTAACAGCACCTTGTGCTTGAGATTCATAATCCAACTTCTCGTGAACAGAATTTAAATGATCGTTGGCCACAGAGATATAACTACTGATCCAACCATCTAGATTGTCGCCTTCTTTAATCATACGATAAATGGCCATTGCATTTTTAGCTATTTGAGCTAGCTCTGCTTTTGCCATACTCGCTTCGTGATCGTGTTTTTTAAAGTCCATACTGTATTTATCTTCTTAATATACTTTCGCGAGGCTTCTTCGCCTTGGGTTTTTTGGCAGATTTCTGCTGATAACTGCCCCCAAAAAAAGTACCTACATTTGCTCCAGACCCGCCCTTAATAAAGGTAGCAAAATCTCCTGCACCCATATCTGACGCTGTCTCGAACAATTCTTTTATTTTCATACTCTTATTTATAGTTAAGCAGCGCCACCGCCAACTAGGTCACCTTGTTTAGCTGGCTTATTTGCCTTGGGACCTTTGTTGCGCCATTGCCCTGCTGGGCCTTCTTTATGCCCAACTTTTGCTCCAGCAAAGGGAATCTTACGTTTTTCAGAAATAAATTCACTTGCTTTCATTTTTTCTTAGCCCTTCCAGCCTTCATGTTAGCTAGCCAATGTGCTAGTTGCCCTTTACGTCCGCCCTGCTTGGCAGTTTTACGTAGGGAACTTACTGATGCTTTAGTGTTAATGCCATGCCGTTTACTATC